AACGCTGAAGCGTCGACGATCAGCAAGGGTCAGCCGGTCTACATGTTCGCGGCGTCAGGGGATCGTGTATCGGTCAAGCTTGCCTACAACACGGGCGACGCAACCTCTGCTAAGACGTTGGGTGTTTGCGCGGAAGATATCGCAGCCGGTCAAGCAGGCATGGTCTTGTGCCAAGGCGTGCAAGACGGATTGGATTTGAGCGCGTATAGCCCTGGCGACACGCTGTATCTGGGCGCAACTGCCGGCACACTGACTAGCACCAAGCCGTATGCGCCTAATCACCTTGTCTACATCGGTGTAGTCGAGCGCGCTAATGCGGGTAATGGTCGTCTGTACGTGCGCGTGCAGAACGGCTATGAGCTTGATGAGCTGCATAACGTCTCAGCGCAGAGCCCGTCGAACGGTCAGGTGTTGATCTATAACGCAACGACCAGTCTGTGGGAGAAGAATACACTCACCGCAGGCAGCGGGATCACGGTAACTAATGGCGCTGGGTCGATTACGATTGCATCGTCTGGCGGTGGTGGTACCGGTGATGTTGTTGGGCCTGCGTCGTCGACCGACAATGCGGTGGCCAGGTTCGATGGCACGACGGGCAAGCTAGTACAGAACTCATCGTTTGTCGTTAACGACAGCGGCGAAGTGACGACAGGTGTCTGGAAAGGCACCGAGGTCACTGTGCCTTACGGTGGCACGGGTGTGTCGACCTTGACTGGCATTGTTAAGGGTAACGGCCAGAGCGCGTTCTCTGCTGCTACTGCTGGCACCGACTATCTGGCGCCACCTTCAGGCACCGCGATTCTGAAAGCAAACAGCGGCGGCGCACTTGCTAACGCCACTGCGGGTACCGACTATCTTGCTCCGCCGTCTGGTACAGCGATTCTGAAAGCCAATAGTGGTGGCGCGCTGGCGAATGCCACTGCTGGTACTGACTATGTTGCTCCAGGCACTGCGACAACCTTTACCGCAGATCAGACATTTAACTCGACTCGATTAAAGCTGGCGGGTTCGACATCAGGGACGGCAACACTAAACGCGCCTGCCGCCGCTGCAACGAACACTTATACGTTACCGCCGGATGCCTCAACACTCGGGTATTTAAACATTCCTCAGTCTGGGTCAGCCAAAACCACATCCTACACGCTGACTACTGCTGATATCGGTGAGTTTATTAACGTCGGTTCCGGCGGGTCCGTCACAATTCCCGATGCGACGTTTGCTACAGGCGACGTTGTTTCTGTGTTCAACAACACGACGGGCAGCGTTACGATCACTTGCACGATTACGACGGCGTACATTGCTGGCACAGACTCTGATAAGGCGAGTGTCACCTTGGCTACTCGAGGCGTGGCAACGATCCTATTTATCAGCAGCACTGTCTGCGTCATTTCAGGAAACGTAACATGAGTGGCATTATGGCGATGCTGCTTGGCCGTGTTGTTAGCGGCGGCGGTGCTGTAACCATCATCGAAACCTTCACGGCCAGCGGATCGTGGACGTGTCCTACCGGCGTAACGCAGGTCGACTACCTTGTCGTGGCTGGCGGCGGGGGCGGCGCGCCTAATAGCAGCAATACCCGATCAGGTGGCGGCGGTGGTGCTGGTGGGTTTAGAACTGGAACCGGGCTATCTGTCACGGCTGGCACAACCTACACAGTCACCGTCGGCGCTGCGGGCGCGGGGCAGACTGCTGGCACGACTACCGCTGGAGGAAGTGGCGGCAATAGTGTGTTTTCAACCATCACATCGGCCGGCGGCGGGGGCGGCGGGTCAGCAACAGGCAACGGTGTTGCTGGCGGCAGCGGCGGCGGAGGTGCTGGAGGATCAGGCGCTTTTGGAACAGGCGGCGCGGGCAACACGCCCAGTACAACACCAAGCCAAGGAAGCAACGGCGGGTCAGGCTCGGATGCGGGCGGCGACGGAAAAGGTGGTGGCGGTGGCGGGGCGTCTGCTGTAGGCAGCGCTGCTGCTGGTGATAACGGCGGCAACGGCGGAGCAGGTACAGCATCAAGCATTTCGGGTTCGTCGGTAACCTACGCAGGTGGCGGTGGCGGCGGTAGTTCTGATGGAACTGCTGGTTCAGCAGGCGGAACAGGTGGCGCGGGCGGCGGCGGCAACGGCGGCGATCGAAGGTCTGGCACAGCGCCTACGGCTGGCACAACCAACAGAGGCGGCGGCGGTGGGGGTTCAGGTGGGGCCAGTCAAAATAGCGCTGCTGGCGGCTCCGGCATCGTCATTATTTCGTATCAAACGCCAGCAAGCAGAATTCTTAGCTTTACCGCTTCATCTCAATGGACTTGCCCAACAGGTGTAACCAGCGTTGATTATCTGGTTGTCGCTGGTGGTGGCGGCGGCGGCGCAGGCGCTGGCGGAGGCGGCGGGGCGGGGGGTTTCCGCACTGGTACGGGGCTATCCGTAACTGCCGGGACAGCCTACACAATTACCGTCGGCGCGGGGGGCGGGCAAGCCACTAAAGGAAGCGACTCTATATTTTCTTCCATAACATCAACTGGTGGAGGGATAGGGGGTGATTACAGCACTTCCACAGTAGGCACCGGGGGCTCCGGCGGCGGCGGGTATTATCTATCAACACCCGGCGGTGCAGGAAACACACCAAGTACAAGCCCCTCTCAAGGCAACAATGGTGGTAACGCGGTTAACGCGCCGTATTACGGCGGCGGGGGCGGCGGCGGAGCGAGCGCAGTTGGGGCTAACGCCACTAATTCCCCGGCTCCCGGAAAATCTGGCGACGGCGGCGCAGGAACTGCATCAAGTATTTCAGGATCGTCAGTTACTTATGCTGGTGGTGGCGGAGGGTCTGGTACAAGCCAAGGTTCGGTAGCCGGCACAGGCGGGGCTGGCGGCGGAGGTAATGGCGGGTCTGGGGGCAGCCCTTCTGGAAATGGAAGCCCAGGAACAGCAAATACTGGTGGCGGGGGAGGAGGAACGCACGGCAGCGCAGCCGGTTCTGGCGGCTCCGGCATCGTAATTATTAAACTCAACTAATGACTATGAAAAAAATCTACCGCTTCTACGGCATTGACGTTGCAATGCAAATGCTTCGTCCGGGTGCTAAATGGGAGATCAGCAACAACGTCTTCACCCGTTGGGATGTACCTGAACAGCTAGAGCAGCAGAAGCAAGAGGAAGAAGAACTAGAAAAGGCACTCGCATGAATATGCACAACCTGTTTCCTACGCCAATCGGTATGTTCGACTTAGATCGAGAATTTACCGACGAGGAACTATTGTTTGTTCGTGGTCAGGAAACTAGGGCTAACGAAGGCAACACCACTAGCGTAAACAACTTTGTGTTGCGCGATCCAGTGATGACTTCTTTGCGGGATTGGGTAGAAGGTTGCGTAGCTGAATACTTTAAGGCTACTAGCGACCCAAAGCATGATGTTGATTTGCGGATAACTCAGTCTTGGTTTAACTATTCAGAACAAGGTCAGTGGCATCACAAGCACACTCACCCGAACAGCTTTGTGTCTGGCGTGTTCTACCTAAACACCAACCCTAATGACCGCATCTACTTCTATCGTTCAGGCTGGCAGCAAATCAAGTTCCCACCTGAAAACTGGAATCCTTACAACTCGGAATCGTGGTGGCTTGAGGCGGTTAAAGGGCGGCTGATTCTGTTTCCTTCGTCGCTTGAGCATAATGTGCCTACGGTTCAGGGTGAAGATGTGCGGATAAGCATGAGTTTTAATACGTTCCCGGTTGGCATTGTTGGGGATGAGATGTCGTTGACAGGTTTGAAATTGGAGGCGTAATGGCGCACTTTGCTGAACTAGATAGCAACAACGTCGTGCTGCGGGTGGTCGTGGTGGACAACAAAGACACCGCAGACGCTAATGGGGTTGAGAAAGAATACATCGGTGCGGCTTTCTGTGAGCGGCTGTTTGGTGGTACGTGGAAGCAAACCAGCTACAACGGCACAATCCGTAAGCATTATGCCGGCGTCGGCTACACCTATAACGCTGTCCGCGATGCATTCGTTCCCCCGCAGCCGTACCAGAGCTGGACGCTGGACGATGATGCTAATTGGCAACCGCCAGTGGCCATGCCGACTGACGGTGGCATGTACTCATGGGATGAGACAACCCAAACTTGGGTAGCAGAATAATGGACCCAAAATTACAAAAATACTATGAAGAGCGGTTTGCCATGATGGCAACGCAGGGATGGTTAGATTTGCAAGAAGATATCGATAATATAATAGCTTCCTTGCAGAACATTTCTGTGGCTGAAAAACCTAAAATCGGTCAGCGAACGAGCATATGAGGATTTGAATGCGCCGAATGTATGAGTTTCTCTGCGAAAGCGGGGTAAAGATCGAGCGACTTGCTGATTATGAGCAGCAAATCGTTTGTTGTATGTGTGGCAAGTCAGCCCGCCGCACGATTTCGAGTCCGAATTTCAAGCTCGAGGGGTGGTCAGGTCATTTTCCAACTGCGTATCACCAGTTTGACCGAAAACACCGCGAAAAGTTAGAATCGGAACGCAAAGCAAACGGATAAACCCACGCGGCCCCGTTTAATCCTGGGAACCAAAAGATGGCAGGAAAAGGAAACCAAACATGTTGATTGACAAAGAACCTGAGATGCCTAGCGAGTTGGAGGCAGAGGAAGCGAAACTACCCGAAGCAGTAGTCGAGTCTAAGCCGGAATTACCGGATCGGTACCGAAATAAGTCGCTTGAGGACATCATCAAGATGCATCAAGAGGCCGAAAAGGTCATCGGAAGACAGGCGCAAGAAGTCGGGGAAGTGCGGAAACTGGCAGACGAGCTAATCAAGCAGAATCTCGGCGCGCGGCAAACAACTGTTGAAAAAGAAGAGCCGGAAGTAGATTTCTTCGACGACCCGAAGAAGGCGATTCAGAAGACGATCGAAGCGCATCCTGATGTGCTGGCCGCCCGCGAGGCGACAGCGCAGTTCAAGACGCTACAGGCGAGGCAAAAGCTGGCGCAGACACATCCTGATTTTGAGCAATTGCTCCAAAGTGAGGACTTTGCAAACTGGGTTAAGTCGTCTCCAGTGCGCATTGGGTTGTACGCCAAAGCAGACAGCCAAGCTGACTTCGATTCGGCGAACGAATTGTTTTCTACCTACAAAGAGTTGCGCAACATTCGTGGTGAGCAGGCCAAACAGCAGGCAACTGCTGCGCGCCAGCAGACCATGAAGGCCGTGCAAGTCGACAGTGGTGGAACCGGGGAGAGTTCGAAGCGAGTTTACCGACGTGCTGACCTTATTCGGCTGAAAATGACGGACCCAGCCCGATACGATGCGCTGTCTGAAGAAATTATGGCGGCCTACGCGGAGGGAAGGGTCAAATAAACTTTTGACCTCAAGGAGTTAAACATGGCTAATACAGCTTTTTCCCCAGCAAATAGCGTTACCCCAACAACAGCAGCAACATTCATTCCAGAGATTTGGAGTGATGAGATTATTGCTGCCTACAAGAAGAACCTCGTTCTGGCCAACCTGGTCATGAAGATGAACTTCCGTGGCAAGAAGGGTGACACCGTCCACATCCCAGCACCGACCCGTGGTTCCGCATCGGCCAAAGTATCGACCGACGCAGTGACACTGATCGCTGCAACTGAATCCGAAGTCCAGGTATCGATCAATAAGCACTATGAATACAGCCGCTTGATCGAGGACATCGTCGAGGCGCAGGCACTGAACTCGCTGCGTCAGTTCTACACTGCCGACGCTGGTTATGCGCTGGCTCGCCGTGTTGATACTGATCTGGTGCAGCTCGGCCGTGCATTCAACGGCGCAACCGTTGGCACCGACGACTATGCAACTTCGACATCGACGACCAAAGCCTACATCGGCTCGGACGGCACCACCGCGTACAACAGCTCGACATCGAACGCTGCTGCACTGACCGATGCTGCTATCCGTCGCACGATCCAGCGTCTGGATGACAACGACACCCCAATGGATGGTCGTTTCTTCATTATCCCACCATCGTCGCGTAACACCCTGATGGGTCTGGCACGCTACACCGAACAGGCTTTTGTGGGTGACGGCAGCGCCATCCGCAACGGTGAGATCGGTAACCTGTACGGCATCCCTGTGTTCGTCACTTCCAACGCCGACTTCGGTGCTGGTAGCGGCGGCGCCGACCGTATCTGCCTGATGGGTCACCGCGATTCGATGGTGCTGGTTGAGCAGATGGCAGTTCGTTCGCAGACTCAGTACAAGCAGGAATACCTCGGTACTCTCTTCACTGCTGACACTCTGTACGGCGTTAAGGCAATCCGTACTGCGGCCACCACCGGCGCAGCACTGTCGTCCTCGGCATTCGCTCTGGCTGTTCCAGCCTAATTGAACTCCCCCGGTGAAAGCCGGGGGGCTAACCTAATTAGGAGAACATCATGGCAAACGCTAGTTCTGTAGTTGTCCGCGCTGGCACTGACCAGTTTCGCGGTCTGTATTCCAACACTTGGCTGGTTCGCGCCACGCTAAACGCTGACAGCTTGTCTGACGGCGCTGGCGACACCGACACCGTTGCTGTTCCAGGCGTAGCCTTGGGCGACATGGTGTTAAGCGCTTCGCTGGCTGTTGACGTGGCGGGCTTGATCGTGACTGCGTATGTCAGCGCAGCCGATACCGTTAGCATTCGTTTCCAAAACGAAACCGGCGGCAAAGCGGGCAAACTGTTACGTTTACGCTCCAGCACGATATAGACAGCATGAAAGGCCACGCTGGATACGTCCGTGTTGATGAAGACGCTCCCGTGGAGGATGAAACCAGACAGCTTGCTATGACGCCGCCAGAGTACGCGCGTCGTCCTGGCCGCCCAAGGAAAGAACATGTCGGAAATTGACCCAAGAGAGTTCGGCAAGCTAGAGGCGCAAGTCGAAGCGTTGCAGAAAGAAGTTCACGGGCTACGCGATGACGTCAAACAGTTGCTAGAGATGGCCAACAAGTCCAAGGGTGGGTTTTGGGTTGGCATGTCGGTAGCTTCTGCGATCGGCGGCGTCATGACCTTTGTAGCAGATCGTCTATTTTTTAAGGGGTGACATCATGCCAATGGTTGACGGAAAGAAGTACCCATATACGAAAAAGGGCAAGCAGGCAGCTGCTTCGGCCAAGATCAGCAAGCTGCGCAAGGAAGGCTACCCACAGAAACAGGCGGTTGCGATCGGCTTGAGCATGGCAGGCATGGCTAAGAAAAAGGCCAAGAAATGAAGCCCGGCTTGTACGCCAACATAAACGCCAAGCGTAAGCGCATCGCCGCAGGGTCCGGGGAAAAGATGAGAAAGCCCGGCACAAAAGGCGCGCCAACCGCGCAGGCGTTTAAAGACTCCGCTAAGACCGCGAAGCCGAGGAAAAAATGAAAACGTCCGCTTGGCAGCGAAAAGCCGGGCAAAACCCCAAGGGCGGCTTGAATGCTAAAGGCCGAGCGTCTTATAATGCAGAAACAGGGGGAACCCTGAAAGCGCCGGTAAAATCCGGCGACAATCCGAGACGAGCTTCTTTTCTCGCAAGGATGGGCAACATGCCCGGCCCAGAGCGTAAAGACGGCGAGCCAACCCGGCTGCTGTTGTCGCTTCAAGCCTGGGGCGCCTCATCCAAAGCTGATGCAAAGGCAAAAGCTAAAGCTATTTCCGCAAGGAATAAGGCGAAGAAAAAATGACTTATCTCGAAATCATTAACGAAGTTCTCGCGCGGCTGCGCGAATCTTCCGTTCAGACGTCGGCACAGACGACGTATTCCTCGCTAGTTGGCCGTTTTGTTAATGACGCCAAGCGCCAAGTAGAGGACGCCTATTCTTGGAACGTGCTGGCGCAGACCATCACGATCACAACTGTCGCCGGCACTTACGAATACAGCATGACGGGGGCGGGGCAGAAGTTCCGTGTCGAGGACGCGCTCAATGTGACCGACAACGTGGTCATGCGCAATCTGAGCAACTCGCAGATGCAGCGCAAGCAGAACTTCTCGACGCCCACTAGCAGCTCGCCAACCGAATTCGCTTTTGATGGTGTCGACGCATCTGGCGACGCCAAGGTCACGCTGTACCCACGGCCTGACAACGTATATAGCTTAAAGTTCTTTGTTTTTGTTCCGCAAGACGATTTAGCTATTGATAGTGACGTCTTGTTGGTCAAACCAGAATTGGTGATCCAGAGCGCGTATGCTCGCGCGCTGGTCGAGCGCGGCGAAGATGGCGGGCTGAGTTCATCTGAAGCGTTTGCGCTGTACCGCACGATGCTGGCCGATTACATCGCCTTGGAAGTGTCGCGTTACCCTGAGTTTCAGGAGTTCGTGCCGACATGAGCCAGCCGATTCTCACCTTCAGCATTTCAGCGCCAGGTTTCTATGGCATGAATACGCAAGACTCGCCGCTAGACTTAGCGTCGGGCTTCGCGCTGACGGCCACGAATTGTGTCATCGACCAGTACGGTCGTGTCGGCGCGCGTAAAGGGTGGACGAAGGTAAATAGCAGCTCGGGCAACCTGGGCGCGAACGCAGTCGGCGTCATTCATGAGCTGGTGCAGACAGACGGCACATTGACCGTGCTGTTTGCCGGCAACAACAAAATATTTAAGCTGGGCGCCTCCAACGCGGTGACTGAGCTGACTTACGGTGGTGGTGGCACCGCGCCGACGATCTCTGCAAGCAATTGGCACTGCGCGTCGTTGAGCGGTATCACGTACTTTTTCCAGATCGGCCACGATCCGTTGATTTACGATCCGGCCGTCAGCACAACGACGTATCGCCGCGTTAGTGAAAAGACCGGTTACGTATCGACCGTGCAGGTCGCCGACATTTGCATCTCGGCTTACGGGCGTTTGTGGACCGCCAACACCGCAACTAACAAGTCGACGGTGTATTTCTCTGACCTGTTGTCGGGCCACATCTGGAGTACCGGCACGGCGGGCAGCCTGAACGTGAATACGGTCTGGCCAAACGGGCCAGACGAAATTACTGGGCTCGCTGCGCATAACAACTTCCTGTTCATCTTTGGTAAGCGCCAGATATTGGTCTATCAAGGGGCCAACTCCCCTGCGACGATGTCGCTGTACGACACGGTGGGCGGTATCGGTTGCATCGCGCGTGACTCCATCCAGAACACGAACACCGACGTGGTGTTCTTGTCGAACAGCGGTGTGCGGTCTATCTCTAGAACGATTCAAGAGAAGTCCGCGCCGTTTAATGACTTGAGCAAGAACGTCCGAAGCGATTTGATGGCCGTGGCGTTAGGTGAAGTAAGTTCGGCTATCAAGGCAGTGTACTCAGAAGTTAACGCGTTCTATGTAGTTACGTTCCAGACCTCCGGCCGCGCGTTTGTGTTCGACACCCGCGCGCCTTTGCAAGACGGATCGCTACGCGCTACCGAGTGGGACCATATTGAACCCACATCGTTACTGTCTAAACGAGACGGCACGCTGCTGATTGGCCAAGTCGGCTACATCGGTCAGTACGGCGGGTATCTGGATGACACGACTACCTATCGTTTTTCTTATTTTACAAACCACGCGGATTTGGGTGATCAAAACATCACCTCGATTTTGAAGCGCGTTAGTGTGGTGGTGATCGGCGGCTCGAATCAGTTTCTGACGCTAAAGTGGGGCTTTGACTTCAGCGAAAACTATCTGTCGCAAAACATACAGATTCCCTCGCAGAACACCTACGAGTATGGCATTGCTGAGTACAACATCGCCGAGTACGCGGGCGGCGTAGCGCTTCAGACTTTGTACGGCCAAGGCAGTGGGTCGGGCAAGATTGTGCAGACAGGCTACGAAGCTGACATTAACGGCTATCCGTTGTCTATCCAGAAAATTGAAATTCAGGCCAAGAACGGCCGCGTAAGTTAAAGGGGT